TTCTATCATTCAGAGAATCAGAGCGATGAAACCATAACAACCTGTATGCTCTTGTATGGTCCCAAAGCAGATCTGGATGGCGATGGCTACGAAGTCGAGGTAGAAGATGGATTTGTCACGAAAGGTGTGTAATGGCTGGCGTAGAATTACGGGACTATCAGGAAGATGCTGTACGGCAAATGCGAAACGGTTGCATACTTTGTGGCGGTGTTGGTAGTGGAAAATCAAGAACTTCGCTGGCCTACTATTATGTTCGAAACGGTGGTGAGCTCGGAACAAATGAATATGTTCCTATGGACGATGTGAATATTAAGGATTTGTACATAATCACAACTGCTAGGAAACGGGATACATTTGAATGGGAAGAGGAGCTCTCACCATTTCTGCTATCGACCAATAAGAAAGAAAATTTATATACCAATAAGGTTGTGATTGATTCTTGGAACAACATCAAGAAGTATGCAGATGTCAAAGATGCTTTCTTTATATTCGATGAGCAGCGTGTCATAGGCTCTGGAACATGGGTTAAAGCATTCTTGAAAATCGCCAAGGTAAATGAGTGGATATTACTATCCGCAACTCCTGGCGATACGTGGCAGGATTATATTCCGGTGTTTGTGGCTAACGGATTTTATAAAAACCGAAGCGAATTCACAAGAGAGCATATAGTCTATAGCCGATTTAGCAAATTTCCTAAAGTTGACCGATATTTGAATACTGGTAGATTGATTCGATTGCGAAACAAAATCTTGGTGAATATGGATTTCAAACGCCAGACGGTTTCGCACCATGAGGATATTTATGTCAAGTACAATATCGAAAGGTATAAAGATGTCGGAAAAACCAGATGGGACCCGTTTAAAAAAGAACCAATTATCAATGCTGCTGGTCTGTGCTATGTATGGAGAAAAATTGTAAACACCGATCAGTCCAGACAAATAGCTTTACTCGAAATTGTGGAGAAGCATCCGAAAGCGATTATATTCTACAATTTTGATTACGAGCTTGAGCTTCTGAAGGAAATATTCTCTGGCTACGAAGTCAGGGAATGGAATGGTCACAAACATCAGCCTGTGCCGACTAGCGATGCATGGGTATATTTAGTTCAGTACAATGCCGGGGCTGAAGGATGGAACTGTATTACAACAGACACAATTATATTCTATTCTCAGAATTATTCGTATAAGATCATGGCACAGTCTGCTGGTCGAATAGACAGGATGAATACACCATATACGGATCTGTATTACTACCATTTGAAATCCAGGTCTGGTATTGATCTTGCCATCAGTAAAGCATTGAAGGACAAGAAAACATTTAATGAAACGAGGTTTGTTAAGTGGAGACAATGATTTATAATCTGTGGATATTTTTAAAAATTTTATCTATCAAGTTGAAAAGTATGTCTGCGGAAGATTTTTACAGTCTGCTAATAGAGTGTGACTATCAACAAAGATTATATGCAATTTTGTTAAGATATTACATGTGAGGTGTCCAATGGAAAATATTTACAAAGAGGTTGATTTCAAAACCTATTGCAAAACCTGCGAACATAAGGATCTCGAAGAAAAATTTGATCCTTGTAATGACTGTTTGGCAGAACCGATGAACGTAAATTCGGATAAACCTATTTACTGGAAGGAGGCTGAAAATGGTAGATAGTATTTTAGTTAGTGTTGATTTTTCAAACAAAAATGACACTGGAGTAATGGTTGTAGGAAGAAAACGAATGAATCAGTCTGTCGAGATTATCAATGCTTTCCAGGGAGATGAAGCGAGAGAACTTTATGAAAAGCTGGTAACAAAGAAAAAGAAGGAGGGTCAAAAGTGAGTTTTCAATACGATCAATATTTAGCTAGGCATCGAGCTAATGTGAAAAGGGGGTTCGACTGGCTTTCTAAAAATTTACCGGGACTTATGACAAACACCCTAACCGCCGGGTGGAATACAGAATTTGCTCATGATCAGTCTAAAAACGAACCGGATGAGTATGAGGCATACGATGCATATTTCTATGGAAATAATCGCTCTTATGAGGTTGTACAGCGATATCAGCGAGCATGGTTACTTCATATTCACAGAAATCCTCATCATTGGCAGCACTGGATTCTTATTCATGATGATATGGAAGATGGCGAACTGGAGACCGTTTTGGAAATGCCATACGATTACATCATCGAGATGATTTGCGATTGGTGGTCATTCAGTTGGCAGAGTGGAAATCTCTATGAGATATTCAAGTGGTACGAGGAACATTCTAAGTATATAAAACTGGCGCAGACAACGAAAATCACAGTCGAGTATATTTTAGACAATATGAAGAAAAAACTTCAGGCATTGCAGTATGCGGATCAATCAGCCATGCAACCTGGAGCTTGATATTTGGAGGAGCTATGAATAGAACGACAAAAATAAACATCTTAGCGTATGCTTCGGAGCCGGACAAGAATTATAAGTACGAGGGTGACATCGTCGATTATAAGGGAAAAAGGTATTTCGTAAGTCTGGCAGAAGAGCGAGTGGAATTTATCGGGATTATTAAAGACAAATCATGAAAGGAAACGAAACTGTGGTGAATGCAGAAATCGAGATTAAACACGAAACTCGACTTTGTAAAGTGAATGGCAAATACGGGATTTTTCATTTATGGGAAGAGCAGTATACACGTCCAATAATAGATGAATTAAGGCTTATACCTACTGAGATCGGCTCGCAAGTATTTGGTATTGTAGAGTTCGCTGATTGCGTGAAGAGAGTCCAGCCAGATGAGATCATATTTTGCGATGAGCAAAGTGATTACTTAGCACAGTTGAATGGGGTTCATGATGGCACTAAGAAAGGAGAAAATAAATGAAACAGAATATTATTGCAGTAGATTTTGACGGAACTTTATGCGAGAACAAGTGGCCGGAGATTGGTATGCCGAACGAGGAGCTCATCGAGTATCTAAAAAAGAGACAGGCCAACGGAGAAAAGCTGATTCTCTGGACATCCAGAAATGAAGAGCAGACAAAAAAGGCTGTAGAGTGGTGTAAAAAGTACGGACTGATCTTTGATGCTGTAAATGATAACCTTCCGGAAATCGTGGAAGCATTTGGTGGAAATTGCAGAAAGATATTTGCAAATGAGTACATAGATGACAGAAATCGCTCTATCGGTTCTTGCCGCGAGAGATCAAATCTCGAACGCTGGGCTGAAAATGAAGTAGCTATTGCGTGTCGTAGAGAAAAGCCGGACCGGAAAGACGGAGAATGGGATTACGGTTGTGCTTGCTATGAGAGCGCATTGAAGGCCTTTGGATCTCTGTGTGAGGACGGTCATTCTGGTTTCAGTATTGGTCTGACTAAGGCTATTCTGAACCGTCTGATCAACAACAAGCCACTTCTTCCAATTGAGGATACTGACGAGGTATGGAGTGATATTTCTGATATGAGTGGTCTGAAGGGGGAAGAGCGTAACTATCAGTGCAAACGCATGTCTTCCTTGTTTAAGTACGTGTATGCTGATGGCACGGTTAAGTACAGAGACGTTGATCGCTATCATGGCGTGAACATCAACTGTCCGGATGATCCATATCACAGTGGACTGATTGATACTGTTATGGACGAACTGTATCCGATCACTATGCCTTATATGCCGGCTGATAGAGCCTTTAAGATTTATACGGAGGATTTCCTTGTAGATCCGGCGAAAGGTGATTATGATACCGTCGGAATTCTATACGTAATCACTCCGTCCATGGACAAGGTAGCAATTAACAGATATTTTAAAGAAGCTCCGAACGGCTTTGCTGAAATCGACGAAGCGGAGTACAAGGAGCGAAAGGAAGCTGCTAAAGCTCGGATGGAGGCAACCGATGGATCGAAATAGATTTATCCAGTGCATGAAAAGCAACATCGAGTTGTCGGATAAAGAGCGGCGGAGAATTATCAGAAGAAGTGTTGAGAGTCAGCCATGGAAATTAAAGTGTACGATTGCCATGGAAGAGTTTGCGGAACTTACACAGGCAATCAGTAAACAGATTCGTGGGTATGATAATAGAATTGGACTTTTGGAAGAGATGGCGGATGCTTATATTTGCCTGGAATTCCTTAAGTCCATTTTTAATATTACACCAGAAGAGTTACAAAAAGCTATGGACGTTAAATTACAAAGAGAAAGGAATAAACAGAGATGAGTAAAGAGATTAAAATTGCCGGAAGTATTTCGTTTGGAGGAAAGCGCCTTAATGTATATGGAGATCTGGACGCTCCGCTGTTCAAGGCAAAAGATATTAGTCATGCTATTGGCTACAGTAGCGGTAACGAGTGGAGAATGCTCGAAATGTGCGAAGAGGATGAGAAGCTGAAACTACCTTTAGTAGTAGCAGGCCAGAGACGTTCCGTCAACTTTGTGACTGAGAATGGTCTGTACAACATCCTTGCACAGAGTCGTATGGAAATCGCAAGATCCTGGAGACGTGTGGTGCATGACGAGCTTATCAACATGCGTAAGGAAAAAGGCAGAAACATCGCTGAGCAGTTCGAAGAGTGGGATCACGCAATGGATAACATTTACTTCGATGAGGAAACCGGTCAGCTTATGCAGTCTGTCACGGTTCCTGGTGGAGATGTGATCCAGATTCCTTATGAGAAGGAAGAAGAGTAATTAAAACCGTGGGCTATGCTGAACACAGGAGCATAATAATCCAGATTGGTGGGGATCTGGATATTCTGAAAGGAGAATAAAAATGATTAAATTAGAGCATGTGGTTCTGGCTAGTCCGGAACAGATGAAATTTATTATTGAAGGCATGAGAAACCCGATGAACTCATGGGAGAAGAGCGATAGCCGTACCTGTAGACAAGATGGGGCGTTTTGTATGGAATGTGAACATAAAAACAACTACTGTTTAGGAGAAAATGATCACTCACTCATGCAACGATTATCCAACGCTGGAACAGACCATAGAAAGTTTATGAGAATGCTGCCGGTGTACGTACGAATCACAGCACCTTTATATTGGTGGAAGGAATTTGATACTTATAAGGTTGGCACAGTTGCTAACAGCTGTAGTACCATGCATAAAATCCAGGCTAAGGAATTCACGATGGATGATTTCAGTTGTGAGCATCTTATGGGTGGTTATTTGGAACAGATGAGAAGGATAATCGACGATCTTAATAATGCTAGGAAATACTTTACAGTAGGGGATCAGTTCTTTTCTCCCGGTAATAAGCGAGATTGGTGGCAGATGATTCAACTTCTTCCGAGCAGCTATAACCAGACCAGAAATGTCATGATGAATTATGAAGTTCTGGCAAACATCTATAAGTCCCGTAAGGATCACAAACTGGACGAGTGGCGGAACTTCTGCAAATGGATTGAAGAGCTTCCGTATTCGGAGTTGATTACTGGAGGTAAAAGATGAACGATAAATACCTCAGTGTGATAACAAATTTTGGTTGCCATTATTCCTGCCCGTATTGCATCGTTAAGAATAATCATCTGAATATTCCCAAAACTACAATTCATGGGTTGAATAATCTGTTTTCGGAAATTGTGAAAAACCGTTGTAATTGGGTCTCTTTATCTGGCGGAGGAGATCCTCTATGGAAGTATGAGCAACACAAAGATTGGTACGAGAAATTCTTTGAAATCGTAGATGCAGCTCATGTGAATACGGAATTGCATACTAGCTTACACGCCGTTCAAGGAGTATCTTATAGTCATTTTGACAGGGTTGTTTATCACTTACATAGTTTAGAGCAATTATATAGCATTAAACGTGAAAACTGTTCTATCGTTAGAATTGTATTTGTAGTTACCGAGGATTTTACCGAAGATATGATAAATCGTATCGCTGTGTTCTGCGCCAATTCGGAGGATATCGACGAATTAAGTTTTCGTCAAATGGTGGATAATCATTATCGAGAAACATACTACTGCCATGACTATTTGAAAGCCGGTCATAAAAAGTTGTGGTGGTATATAGAGCAGAATGACTACAATCTATATTACTGCCAAAATCATGTTTATACGGAATATAAAAATATTGGGGGTGATAGTAATGGTTAAAGTACGAGATATTCTGCCACTTATTCAGTGGAATGATGCTCAAATCATAAAAGACCAGGATGAGGAAATCTGTTTACTCAGAAATGATTTTATGGTCGGAAGCTTATCAGAAGAAATTCTGAATATGACAGTCACAGGTATTGAAAACGATGAAAATATTGAGAATACCGTCGTCGTTTATGTTACGGATGAGGAGGATTAAATTTATGCATTTTACAGTTATTCAGATTATTATCATGTTTCTTATCGGCTACGTATGCTTGTACGCATTGATCGACAGGGTTATGAAGTGTATCGAACACTGTGCTACAGCAAGAGCATACGGACGGTTCAGAGAAGCCGGAGCCACAATGAAAATGGATGATGTAGCAGCTGGTATCGCAAAATCAAAAGAGGAGAAGCGCAATGTTGAGAAGAGACTTGATTAAGAATAAGATATACGGAATTATATTTATCGTACTTGGAGCGTTGACAATCCCGATTGAGTGGGATGCAACGTTCTTTTTATTTGCCTTGATGGTAGGTATTTTGCTCTTTGCATCAAGAGAAAACTGCATTATGGATTAAGGAGGCGGCGGTATGGGCCGGGCTGAAAGGAGAAGAGCACAGAAGTGTGAGCAGAAAGCTAAGACCGCTACATACAATCTGACAAGAGCTCAGTTAGATGCCCTGGTTCGAGAAAAGATATCTGGTGAACTGGATAGAGTTAAGCAGGAGGCTACAAATGATGCTATCAATCAGGCGATGATTCTTCTGCTTACTCTGCCGCTTGAAGTGTTGATGGATCATTATTGGCCGAAGTCATATGCAAAGCGGATTCCAGAGTTTACAGAGTATGTTCTCGAATATTATGAAAAGTGGCAAAACGATGAGTTGGATATAGACAAGCTCAAAGAGGATCTATGGGTGTACGGCGGTGTGCGATTAGAAGAAGTGGAGGGCAAGTAAATGGGATATTTAATTTTAGGAATTATCGTTCTGACAGCTATTCTTATTTTCGGCGGATATATAGTTCTGTCTGTTATGAATGCTGCAATGTGGATGGACGATTCTATGAGATGGGGAGGTAGAGATGACAGCTAAGGACGACAGAAAAAATGCAGAGGGTTACAATGATCCGACAGCTTACAATGCGATTAAGAATGTGGAGCAGGAACAGGACAAGGATGACATGAGATTTCATCAGTTACTGAATACCCTGTTTTCACTTTGCGAATTGGCGGATTTCCATATCGAGGGACGAGTTGTATTGAAGGATAAAAGAACTGGAAAGGTTTGGAGGTAGGCGAGATGAAAATCTGCAAGGTGAGACCCAACTATTCAACCTGTTCTGCTTGTATAGCTACTCAGGAAATGTTCAACGTGGTTGATGATTGCAGTAGATGTAAATCGAATACCGATACTTATGAATTATTGCAGGTCGGAACTGGATTTTGGAGCGGTGACTATGCAATGGTTCAAAAGGACGGCAAAATCACCAAAGTATCATTAAACCGCGTTTATGACGTAAAGGAGAGTTTATGATGACTATGGAAGAATTACAGAAAGCGTGCGAAACTTTGGCAGAGGCGTGGAACAAAGTTTTGGAGCCGATGGAGAAACTGGCTAAAGATTTGAGTGAAGCCTTCGGACGTATGTATGCTTCTGAGGAAGAGAATCGTAAAATTCGCACTGGTCGGAAGCTTAAATCTGTAAGGCGTGTGCCGGATTCTAAGATGTCTACGTACAATTATAAGCCTGTTGTGAAGCGCAATTTGCCCTATCAGAGACGGAATTTCTGACCGATTTCAGCTAATCTAGGTTAAAAATCTTTGTAGTAACAGGTCATTTTTCTGCCCACTTTTTGGTTTTAGGATTTGACCAAATCCCGGATATTTTTGACCAGAACTGAAAAATCGGTGTCAATTTGGAGAAAATTTATGAATTTTGGTCAAATTTCTGGCCATTTGCCCGGTTTTGCCCACTTTCAAAAACCCGGATTTGACCAGCAAAAACCCAGTATTTATGCGGGTTTGCGGGCTTTCTGCCCACTTTCCCACTTTTAATACTAAACTATTATGATAGAAAGTTTAAAAATATATAGTAATAGGCGAATAAAAGTGGGTTTTTGACCAGAAGCAAGAAAGAGGTGATTTTATGACTTACGATAAGAAATTGGTCGAGGATTGGTTGTGCGAACATTTTCCGTATCATTTACGAGTGAATAAAGATATTCCGAATGGTGCACATGTGACGATGAAAAATGAAATCGCCATATCACAAGAATGGCTATGGGTTGATAATCCGCTGTATCAATCTTTTGAAGATGTGATGTTCGGTTATACCATTCCTAGGGATTTTTATTCAGGTGCCGGAGCTTCGTATTGTGGATATCCATTTGGTGGATTGTATCCGATAGGAGGTTTGCCGTGAATGTAAAGAGAAAGGTAACATGGAAAGATATTTTCAATAATTTCAAATCGGTGTATCCGCGGTTATCGAAAGAAGCCCAGGATTACCGTCCGTACAACTACATGAGCATTATCGTATATTTAGCAGACGGAACCAAGGTGGTTTATGATGATATGGTAAAGCGAGCTAAGATGCTTGCAGCCTAGGATCTGGCTACAGAATCCGCTTTCCATTTTGTGTGCTTCATGCTATACTATAAGAGCCACACAATCTAATAATGAAATCGCGTTCGAGGGAATAACTTTGGTAAAAAGTGTATTCTCTTTTACTCGTACCCTTGAACGGCGAAGAGATTGTGTGGCAACAATAAGAGATGCACTTTTTCGGTGCGTCTCTCAAATTGGGGCGCACTTTTTATTTGCCCTAAATTCCTACTTGAGTATGGAAAGGGTGATTATATGGGAACGAAATCAAATAAAAACATTTCGGGTGTCATAGGAGCAATCGGAGCTGTTGGTGGTTTGATTACTGCGGTTACACCTTTGGTTGAAAAAGCAATAGATAACGCACAGAATAAACCGACTGAAAAAATAGATACGAAAGTTATCATTCCAGAATTATATCGTAAGGGATTTCCGATAGACCTGGAACAGGCTGAAGAATTATTAACCGAACGTGGCTTGAAAGTTTCAAAGAGTAAGCTTCGTATGAAAGAAGCAGATCCAAAGTATCGAGATTACGAGGATACCCAAGTCATAGACTCAAATCCTAAGCAGGGCGCTAAGGTGAAAGTCGGTACAACTGTTTGTCTGAGATACATAACGGCTGAAGTTATCGAGGAGAGCCAAAAGATATTTGATGATGACGTTCGTATTAAACAGGAGGCTAAAGAACAGAAGGCCGCTGAGAAGCAGGAGAAGAAAGAACGTTTGAAAGAAAGTGTTTCTGAAACTATGGATTCTGCTAAGAGTGGTTTAGGAAAGATATTTAAGAAAGATCGAAAAGCTATAGAAGCTGAGAAAGGAGAAACGATAGATGAGTAAAGGTGGAAAGAAAAAGCGTAGCACGGCTGGGTTAATCCTTGATGTGATTCTTACATTGTGTACCGGTGGCTTATGGTTGATTTGGATACTGATCCGGTATTTAAGAAATAACAGCTGACAACTACATATTTGGACAGAGATGCTTAATCGTGTCTCTGTCTTTTTTTATGCTCTTTTTTGCGCGCGAAAAAAACATGCCCTTTTATGAAGAGAGAGGATAAATAGGCATTTTTATTAAATACCACATCCTCTTTTGAGTTTTTAGAAAATTGAAAGGAGACTCCATTATGTTGGAAAATAAGTTCCAGGCAAATTTGATCAAGGAACTGAAAGAAAGATTTCCGGGTTGTATCGTGATGAAAAATGACCCGACCTACATTCAGGGCATTCCAGATTTGCTGGTTCTTCACAAAGACAAATGGGCTTCCTTAGAATGTAAAAAAAGCGCTGGCGCAAAGAAGCAGCCGAATCAGGAATATTATGTGGATCGTATGAATCAGATGTCGTTTTCAAGATTTATATGTCCAGAGAATAAAGAGGAGGTACTGGATGAACTTCAACAATCATTCGAACCTTGAAGGACAACACGCCTTTCTTGGTGCCAGTAAATATCACTGGATAAATTATGGTGAGGATAAAGTTGCGGAAGCATATCGAAATTTCCTTGCCACACAAAAAGGAACCGTATTACATGCATTTGCAGCACAGTGCATCATGCTCAATCAGAAATTACCAAAATCGAAGCAGACATTAAATATGTATGTGAATGATGCCATCGGCTTTAAGATGACACCGGAGCAGATCCTTTACTATTCCGATAATTGTTTTGGTACAGCCGATGCGATTTTGTTTCGGAATAACTTCTTAAGAATTCACGATTTGAAGACCGGAAAGATTCCGGCGCACATGGAGCAGCTTGAAATATATGCCGCTCTTTTTTGTTTGGAATATAAAGTGAAGCCTGGGGATATTGAAATGGAATTGAGAATCTATCAGAACAATGAAATTCTGTATCATAACCCAACGGCTGAAGATATTGTTCCAATCATGGACCGAATTATTACTTTTGATAAGGTGATTAAGAAAATCAGAGAACAGGAGGGGTAAGCTATGAATTCCATTGTGGAAGATATTTTAATGCATTATGGTATGCCACGGCGTTCTGGGCGTTACCCTTATGGTTCTGGAGAGAATCCATATCAGCATAGCGGTGATTTTCTTAGTCGTGTTCAGGAATTAAAAAAATCCGGAATGAGCGAAACAGACATTGCTAAGAATATGGGTTTGACTACCACACAGCTTCGTACTCAGATGAGCCTCGCTAAAGATGAACGTCGTGCTCTTCAGGTAGCAACAGCAAAGGGTCTTCGTGAAAAAGGTTACAGTTTAAATGAAATTGCCGATAAGATGGGATTTGCTAATGACTCGTCTGTCCGCTCTTTATTGAACGAAACTTCGGAAAACAGAATGAACCAGGCTAAGGCCACTGCGGATGTTCTGCGAAAACTCATTGAAGAAAAGGGAATGATCGATGTCGGAACCGGCGTTGAAAGAGAACTTGGCGTGTCAAAAGAAAAACTAAACCAGGCTCTTTATATGCTGGAATTGGAAGGTTATCCGATTTATGGCGGCGGCGTTCCACAGGTTACCAATCCTGGAAAGCAGACCAATATCAAGGTCATTTGTCCACCGGGAACCGAGCACAAAGATATTTATGACTTCGAGAATGTCCATTCTGTAAGAGACTACATCTCCTATGACAATGGGGAGTCTTTCAGAAAATCTTTTGAGTATCCGGCCAGCATGGATTCAAAGCGCTTGCAGATCCGCTATGCCGATCAAGGTGGTGTTGATAAGGATGGTGTAATTGAACTCCGTAGAGGCGTGAAAGACCTGTCTTTAGGTGATTCTCATTATGCACAGGTCCGTATTATGGTTGACGGAACTCACTACCTTAAAGGTATGGCTGTTTACTCTGATAATATGCCGGATGGCGTTGATGTGATTTTCAACACTAATAAAAAGTCTGGCACTCCTACAAAAGATGTTCTCAAGAAAATTAAGGATGATCCAGATAATCCGTTTGGTTCCCTGATTAAGGAGCATGGAGGTCAGAGCTATTACGATGATCCAAAGGGTAAGTATACAGATCCTGTAACCGGAAAAAAACAGTCTCTTTCTCTGATCAATAAGAGAGCAGAAGAAGGCGATTGGGGTGAATGGAGTAAGACACTTCCGTCACAGTTTCTTTCTAAGCAGAGTTTGACACTTATCAAAAAGCAGTTAGGTTTGGCAAAAGCTGATAAGCAGGCAGAATATGATGAAATCTGTTCATTAACAAACCCCACTGTAAAGAAGGCTCTGTTAAAATCATTTGCTGACGATTGCGATGCGGCCGCCGTACATTTGCAGGCAGCGGCGTTACCTCGTCAGAAGTACCAGGTAATTCTCCCATTAACAACAATCAAAGACAATGAGGTATATGCTCCGAACTACAAAGATGGAGAAACAGTTGCGTTGATTCGATACCCGCATGGTGGAACTTTTGAGATTCCTATTCTGAAGGTCAACAATAAGCTGGCTGAAGGAAAGAGCGTTCTCGGAAACACACCGGCAGATGCGATTGGTATCAATAAGAAGAATGCGGACCGTTTATCTGGAGCGGACTTTGATGGTGATACCGTAATGGTAATTCCTTGCAACTCCACCAAGAGTAAGGTAAAGATTACCTCCACTTCTCCATTAAAAGGTTTGGAAGGTTTTGATACCAAGGATGCTTATGGTGGAACAGTTAAGAAGGATGCTGATGGTGTAGATCATTATTATCGTAATGGTAAAGAGTATAAGATTATGAGAAATACTCAGACAGAAATGGGTAAAGTATCGAATCTGATTACTGATATGACTCTGAAGGGAGCCACACAGGATGAATTAGCGAGAGCAGTTCGTCACAGTATGGTTGTAATTGATGCCGAGAAACACAAACTGGATTATAAGCAGAGTGAAATCGATAACGGTATCGCTTCTCTTAAGAAGAAGTATCAGGGAAATGTGGATTCAGAAGGTCGTTACCATGAAGGTGCATCTACCCTCATTTCAAGAGCAAAATCTGAGACACAGGTTCTTAAGAGAAAAGGTTCCCCGACAATCAATGAAGATGGTTCTTTGTCATACAAGTCTGTTAAGGAAGAGTATGTCGATAAGAATGGAAAAATTCAGGTGAGAACTCAGAAGAGTACAAAGATGGCTGAAACAAAAGATGCCCGTACACTTTCTTCAGGTACCCCCCAGGAAGAAGCTTATGCCGATTATGCAAATTCTATGAAGTCTTTAGCTAACCAGGCTCGTAGGGAGATGATGAGTACAGGTAAAATTGCTTATTCTGCGTCTGCTAAGGCAACTTATTCTGAAGAAGTAAACTCTTTAAATGCTAAGCTGGATTTGGCTTTGGCAAATGCTCCTAGAGAGAGGCAGGCTCAGACAATGGCGAATGCTACTGTTGCGGCTAAGAGAAAAGACAATCCGGATATGACAAAAGCAGAAGTTAAGAAGGCAAGTCAGCAGGCTCTGGCACAGGCAAGGAGTTCTGTTGGGGCTAAGAGATCTAACATCGAAATTACGGATAAAGAATGGGAAGCCATTCAGGCCGGAGCAATTTCTGAGAACAAGCTTACGCAAATTCTGAATAACACGAATACCGATACTATTCGTCAGAGAGCGACTCCTCGTGCAAGCACTGCTCTGAGCACAGCTAAACAGAATCGTATCGCTGCACTTAGCGCATCTGGCTACAGCACTTCAGAGATTGCGGAAGCTCTTGGGGTTTCTTCTTCGACAGTTTCTAAGTATTTGAATGGAAAGGAGTGAACTAAGTAAGATGAGATTTGCGCTTACAACTTTTGATAATCCTTATGATCCGTTTGAACAGTTCACTCAATGGTTCATGTTCGATGAAGAAAAAGGTTATCACACAACTGCTTACCTTGGTCGAATTGCTCGAACATCGGATCAATTATCAGATGAAGAGAACAATAAGGAAGTAGAGCGAGCTATTGATGAGATAATCCGTTATGATTTTCAGAACATCTATCGAAAGATTACAAGTAAATCAGAAACAAATGAACATAAAGAAAAAGCTTCCTAAAAGTGATTTCGTCGGCATATCAAAAGCCGAAACCACCGTGCATAACTAAAAGGGGTATAGGGGGGTGTCTAAAAAACATACCCCCACCCATATCGCGGCGGTCTTTAAAATTTCCCCGGAGGGCATTTTTAGGGAGCCTTTTCAGCTGTTCCAGTGTTTACAAGGGTCTATAACTCATGATATTTGACAACGGTTTCTGTGGGATCGGCTCAAAGTTAGTTCTCCTTTCGTTGAGTAGCATTGTCATGATTTGTAGGTCCTTTTAAATACTGGAAAAGTATGTGAGAACTATCACAGAAATAACGAACAACTAAATGGAAGGAGGCATCAACTTTGAGGAAAGCAAAGCAATCCGAGTCTTCTAGGATGATGCGTCCAGCATTAACGCCAGAAGCGAGAGAAAATCAGCTTGTTTCATTGGCGGTTGACTTGGCTGAAAAGCAGTTACGAGAGGGAACAGCCTCGTCGCAGGTGATTACTCACTATTTGAAGCTCGGTTCAACGAAAGAAAGAATTGAAAAAGAGATTTTGGAAAAACAGAAGGAACTGATAGAGGCGAAGACTCAGAATCTGAAATCCATTGAAAATTCGGAAAAGCTGTATGCTGATGCATTAAAGGCATTTCGTGGTTATAGCGGTCATGGAGATGAGGTGGATGATGCTTAAATGTTATTCAGAACTCTTGCGACTTACAACCTTTAAGGAACGATACGAGTATCTTCGTTTGGATGGAGTGGTTGGTGAAGAGACATTCGGATTTGATAGGTATCTTAATCAGATATTTTACAATTCTCAAGAATGGAAGGACATTCGGAGAAAAATTATTATTCGTGATAATGGATGTGATCTCGGATTGGATGGTTATGAGATTCGTGGAAAGATTCTTATTCATCATATGAACCCAATAAGGCAGCAGGACATATTGTTGCGGACTGATTTGGTTCTGAATCCAGAGTATCTGATCGCAACAACTTTATCGACCCACAATGCTATACATTATGGAGATGAGAAACTACTTTTAACAGTTCCAAATGAACGACGAAAAAATGATACATGCCCATGGAGGCATTAGGAGGAAAATTATGGAAGGAAACAAGAAGCCACTTATTGGTGTAGTGGTAAATTGTACGAATTTGAACATTCGCAAAGATCCGACGCAGGCATCAAGATCATTAGGCATTATCGGTTCGGATACAGTTGTAACGGTTTGTGATGAGGAGTCTGTTTCTGGTTTTTATAAAGTTAAGACCGGAGACGGTATCATTGGGTATTGTATGAGCGAGTTTATAAAACTCTGTTAGACGGGGGTGCGATCATGAATATTACAGATAGTGTACTGACATCAATCAAGAAATTACTCGGAATCGCAGAGGAGTATGAACATTTCGATGCGGATTTGATCATGCACATCAATTCTGTGTTCTCGATTCTTACACAGCTTGGTGTCGGCCCATCCAAAGGTTTCATGATCGAAGATAAGAATGCAACATGGAACGATTTCATTTCTGATGAATCCAAATACATGCTTGTCAAATCTTATATGCATTTGAAGGTTAAACTTCTTTTTGATCCGCCGCTTAGTTCGGCCGTTCTGGAGTGTTATAAAACACAAATCAGCGAGTACGAATGGCGTTTAAATGTTGCTGCGGAAAACGATGACGCCGATCCAGATGAGCCTGAGCATTATTCCGGATCATATGAAGTTACACCAAAGGCGCATCGGACTCAAACTTTGGATACGTCTGGAAAAGTGCTTAGTGAAGACCTTGTGATTCATGAAGTTCCGTATTATCAGACATCCAATGCCAGTGGAGGTGTTACCAGTTACATCGCAAAGGAGGGAGATTCAAAATGAATAACGCCTATTTAGCACACCATGGAATTCTTGGAATGAAATGGGGAGTTCGAAGATCGGAGGCACAGCTTGCCAGAGCTAGGGGACACTCTTCCAAGCCCTCAGACGATAAGAATGAGGTAGCAGCACGTAAGGTTGCTGTTAAGAATCGGCGAACAATGTCCGATTCCGATCTGAAGATGAGAATTGAGAGACTTAAATTAGAACGCGAGTTTAAGAATCTTACAGAAGACGACATCGCACCTGGCAGAAAGTATGTGTCAGAAATTCTTTCTGCATCCGGAAAGAAAGCGTTGACTATGGCTGCGGCCGGAGCAATGACTTATGCCGTCAAGACTGCAATGACAAAGGAATTCAATCTTAAAGAGGCTGCACAGTACATTGCTGCAAACCCAAATAAGAAGAAGTAGGAGAAGAAAATAATGGCGTTATCGAACACTGCCGTCCCGAAATACTACGGCATGTTTCGTGATGCCGTAATTCGTGGCGAAATTCCGGTATGTCGAGAAATCGAGATGGAGATGAACCGAATCGATGATCTCATTGCGAATCCGGGAATTTATTACGATGACCAAGCAGTAGAAGGCTTTATCAGCTATTGCGAAAATGAGCTTACTTTAACTGACGGTTCAGATTTGAAACTGCTTGACACATTTAAAGTTTGGGCTGAGCAGATTTTCGGCTGGTACTATTTTGTTGAGAGAAGTGTATACGAACCTTATGAGGATGGTCATGGCGGACATTACGTCACCAAGTCTATCCGAAAAAGGTTAGTTAATAAGCAATATCTCATAGTGGCCAGAGGTGCCGCAAAGTCAATGTATGGTTCATGCTTGCAGAATTTCTTCTTAAATGTTGACGTCACAACGACACATCAGATAACCACAGCTCCGACGATGAAGCAGGCAGAAGAGGTGTTGTCACCGATTCGAACCGCTATTACCAGATCAAGAGGACCTTTCTATAAGTTCCTCACAGAAGGATCGTTGCAGAACACGACCGGATCAAAGGCGAATAGAATGAAATTGGCATCCACTAAGAAAGGAATTGAAAACTTCCTTACTGGATCGCTTCTTGAAATTCGTCCAATGAGAATCGACAAACTTCAGGGACTTCAGCTTAAAGTGGCGACGGTTGACGAGTGGCTTTCTGGTGATATTCGAGAAGATGTAATCGGAGCAATCGAACAGGGTGCATCGAAGGTCAACGACTACCTTATCGTTGCGATCAGTTCAGAGGGTACTGTCCGTAACGGTGCTGGCGATACAATCAAAATGGAATTGATGGATATTCTAAAAGGGGATTATATCAATCCGCACGTATCGATCTGGTGGTATAAGCTGGATTCTATCGATGAGGTTGCCGATCCGGATAAATGGTTGAAAGCAAATCCGAACCTTGGAAAGACTGTTTCTTATGAAACCTATCAGCTGGACGTTGAGAGAGCAGAAAAGGCTCCGGCAGCTCGAAACGATATTTTGGCTAAGCGCTTCGGACTTCCTATGGAGGGATACACATATTACTTTACATATGAAGAAACTCTCCCACATCGCCATCGAGATTATTGGCAGATGCCATGTTCTTTGGGAGCTGATTTATCACAAGGCGACGATTTCTGTGCATTCACATTTTTATTCCCATTGTCGAACGGATCATTCGGCATCAAAACCAGAAACTACATTTCCTCATCGACTCTGATGAAACTCCCAGCAGCAATGAGAATTAAATACGATCAGTTTATGAAAGAGGGAAGTCTTATTGTGTTGGAAGGGACGGTTCTTGACATGATGGAAGTATATGAGGATTTGGATAACCATATTATTGAATGCGGTTATGATGTACGATGCTTTGGTTATGACCCATACAATGCAAAGGAATTTGTTGAACGTTGGGCAAGTGAAAATGGACCATTCGGAATAGAAAAAGTTATCCAGGGTGCAAAGACAGAATCTGTCCCACTTGGCGAATTGAAGAAACTTTCAGAAGAGCGAATGCTCCTGTTTGATGAGGATTTGATGACATTTGCTATGGGAAACTGTATTACTCTGGAAGATACTAACGGGAACCGTAAATTGCTGAAAAAGCGGTATGAGCAAAAAATCGATGCCGTCGCCGCAATGATGGATGCGTACATCGCATTCAAGGCGAATCGGGAAGCATTCGAGTAGGGGGTATAAAGATGCTAATAGCAAAGTTAATTGATTGCTCTTCTGTATTACGACCCTACACCATCAGAAAAGTAGCTCGTATCGAATCAAATGATAATTTGATGCATTATGGAATAAAAGGTATGAAATGGGGAGTTCGGAGAACGAAAGAACAATTAGCTCATGATAGAAGCTCTATCCAGGCAAGAATGAATAGTAAGTTGCGAACACCTGTAAAAGCTTCAAACGGAATATTGGTTACACGCTTTTCAGATCATGCCCTTGATAGGACACAAACAGAATCAAGACCGGTAACCGTTGAAGGAATTTTGGATGCATTGAAAAATCCGTTGAATCATGGTAGCATTAAAACAAAAACCGATAACCTTGGACGACCAAGTCAGCAGTTTATAGGGAAATCTGCGACAGTAGCAGTGAATCCTGAAAATGGAACCATAACAACCACTTGGTGTACAGGAAGTAGAACAAAGCGTAAATATTTAAAGAAAGGATGAGCATATGTTCAGTGAAGAAGAAATAAACCTTATGCAGTCACTCGGATTGGACTGCAATTTTAACGGTTTATCTGAGACCGATGAATATTGGGCAGACATAGAAGAAAAGGTTGGGAATTTCCTGACACTGAAGTGTTTAGACGAGCATTATAATCCCGATAGTAACGGAATCATATGCGAATCTATACTGAACAAAATACCGGTGTAAAATTACTGGAGACCTCTTAAGAAAAGGGGTCTTTTTTTTGCCTATTTTTAGGAGGTGAGAATTCAAAATGGATTTATCATTAAGTTCCAGGTTTAAAAATGCCTGGAATGCTTTTCGCAATAGAGCCCCTACCATGATGTCACAGAATATCGGTTCGGGTTATTCATATCGTCCTGATCGTTTTCGCCTTACCAGAGGAAACGAAAGATCGATAGTCACGTCCGTATACAATAGAATCGCTTTAGACGTAGCCGCCATCAACATTCAGCACGTTCAGTTGGATGATGAAGGGCGGTTTTTAAATGTTATAAAAAGCGGTTTAAACGAATGTTTGTCGTTGGAAGCCAATCTTGATCAGACTGGTAGGGCATTTATCCAAGATGTTGTTATGTCCATGATGGATGAAGGCTGTGTAGCAATCATTCCTGTGGATACCGATGATGATCCAGATGACACAAAAGGATATCAGATTCTTTCGATGCGAGTTGGTCGAATTCGTGACTGGTATCCTCGTCACGTCCGTGTTGAGGTATATAACGAAAATACTGGGCGAAAACAAGAAATTGTTGTTCCGAAAGATACGGTTTCTATCGTAGAAAATCCACTGTATGCGGTAATTAACGAACCGAATTCGACGATGCAGAGGCTTATTCGAAAATTGAATTTGTTAGATGCTGTCGATGAACAGAGCAGCTCCGGCAAGTTGGATTTGATCATTCAGCTACCTTATGTAATTAAATCAGAGGCAAGGCGTCAGCAGGCAGAGAAGCGGCGTAAAGATATCGAGCAGCAGTTGTCCGGTTCTAAGTATGGCATTGCTTATACTGACGGAACAGAGCGAATCACACAGTTGAATCGTTCGTTGGAAAACAATCTAATGAAGCAGATTGAATACTTAACGAGTATGCTTTACAGCCAGTTAGGAATCACTCAGAGCATCTTAGATGGTACCGCAGACGAGAAGACTATGCTGAATTATTACAACCGGACAATCGAACCGATCATTTCCGCAATCGTTGATGAAATGAAGAGAAAATTCTTAACGAAGACTGCCAGAGCCCAAAACAAGTCAATCATGTTCTTTAGAGATCCATTCAAGCTTGTTCCGGTAGCTGATCTTGCTGAAATTTCTGATAAGTTTACCAGAAATGAAATTGCTACATCAAACGAAATCAGACAGGTAATTGGTTGGAAGCCATCCGCTGATCCTAAGGCTGATGAATTGAGAAACAGCAATTTAAGTGAGCCTGGTGGTAGTTCCGTAACAGATGCTACGACGAGCGGTGAAGAAACAGAATCCAGCGATACCAGTGATTACGATGCTCTGGTTAATGAAGTTCTTGACAGCATTTCTGCACAAATCGATGACATCATCGGCAATTATACGTCTGGCGATGATAAGGAGGGAGATGATTCTTAATGGATGAACCTAAAGTTGCGGTTCTTAGACATTATGCATCGCCCTATTACGATCCTCAGAAAGCGCATGAATACTATATGCGTACCAGAGAGTTAAAAGGCCGTTCTACCACATCGCTGAATGATGAGGGAAAGAAGATTTGGTCTTATACAAAAAATAATATCAAATCTGAAAAGGCAGCAAAGGTCAAAGAAGAGCAGGAAAAGCGAGATCAGAAAATTACGGAACTTCGTGAAAAAGCAGAAGCAACGAAGGAACAGATATCTTCTCGTTTGAAAGAACTGAATGAGGCCTTAACCCAAAATGCTTCCGATAGGAAGAAAAGCATCGATACTGATAAAGATTCTGATTTGGAAGAAATTGAAAAGGAATCATCTAGCCAGAAGGAACGAATCGATAATAAAAAGGATGCCGAAATCGAGCGTTTGATGGCAATAGAAATTCCATCAGGATTATCTAAGGCTGAGAGATCTAAGCGTGTTGCTGAAAGAACCGCAAAGATTGCAAAGCTTAGAAACGATGCAAAATCAGATAAAGCAAAAATCAGTAGCGATGCCAAAACGGACAAGGCTAGTGTTCGAACAGATGCGACAAACAAGAAAGTGAAAGTATCGTCCGATACCAAGGAAGAAAAAGCTGAGAACCAGGCTAATGCTAAAAGTGAAAGAGCAAAAGTTAGCTCCGAGCTTAAAGCAGCGGTTAAGTCAGTTAGAGAAGCTTACAAAGCGGCTAAAGCTGACCTTGATTCGTCATATGAACAAACCTATCAGGATGAATTTGACAAGATTCAGTCAGAGTACAAGAAGGTCAAGAAATCAAAGAAAAAGTCTTCCAGCTCATCAAAGAAGACATCGCATCCGTTATCGTACTATATCAGAAAATAGGAGGAAAATCAAAATGAAGTATGACTTTGGTGGCTGGGCCACTAGAAATGATCTTCAGTGTGCCGATGGAAGAGTCATTAAAAAAGACGCTTTCAAAGGACAGAACGGGCAGACTGTCCCGTTAGTATGGATGCATAATCATGCTGATCCGGCGAATGTGCTTGGATTAGCTCATCTCGAAAATAGAGATGAAGGAGTTTATGCGTTCTGTGAATTTAATGATACAGAATCAGGAAAGACTGCACGGGAACTTGTAAAACATGGCGACGTACAGTCTCTTTCTATCTTTGCCAATCAGCTTAAACAGGCCGGACACGATGTTGTTCATGGCATTATCAGAGAAGTAAGTCTGGTATTAGCCGGTGCAAATCCAGGAGCATTTATCGATGATGTGGTGATGCATGGCGATGGGGAAACCGGTATTGTCATTGGCTATAATGAAATGATCATGGGTCGGTTGGAGCATTCCGCAGATGAGCTGGATAAAAAGAAGGAAGAAGAAAAAATCGAGCCTAATGACAAATCAGATAATGGAGAGAAAAAAGACGATAAGGTTGAGACTATCGAAGACATTTTTAAATCCATGAACGCGAAACAGCAGACAGCCGTTTTCGCCATGATGGCTGAATTCGTAGACAAAGAAAATCCTAAAAAAGAGGATGATGAATCTAAAGGAGGAGATGACAATATGAAACACAACGTTTTTGACACTGACAAGCGCGATGATAAGAGCTTTCTGTCTCACGCAGACCAGGAGGAAATCCTTAAGCTGGCAAAGACAAGCCAGGTAGGAACATTCCAGACCGCACTGGAGATCTATGCTAATGAGAATGCACTTCAGCATGATGCTCTTGCAAGCGGATTTGCTCAGACAGGAGATGGCAATGTAACACTTCTGTTCCCGGAATACAAGGATGTACGTCCTGGTGCACCGGAGCTGATTACTAACGACCAGGGTTGGATCACAACTGTAATGAACAAAGTTCATAAGAGTCCGATTTCCAGAATCAGAACTAGCCAGGTAGATATCCGTAACATCGATGCTCTTAAGGCTAAAGGCTATACTAAGGGAAAACAGAAGAAGCAGACTGGCAACTTCAAGCTGGTTCGCAGAACTACCGACCCTCAGACTGTGTACGTAAAGAGTGCGCTGCATAGAGATGATATCATCGACATCACCGATTTCGACTATGTGGCATACCTGTACAACATCGACCGCCTGATGCTCAATGAAGAGCTGGCAACTGCAATCATGCTGGGTGATGGCAGAGACGACGGAGATGAAGGCAAGATTTCTCCGGATCACATCAGACCGATTTGGCTGGATGATGATCTGTACACCATTCACGTTGATCTCGATGTCGCAGCTGCTAAGAAAGAACTTCAGGGAACCAATACCGCGGCTAACTTTGGTGAGAACTACATCATCGCAGAGGCCATGATCAATACCGTTCTGTATGCAAGAGAGGATTATAAGGGCACCGGTACCCCGGATCTGTTCATTACTCCTCATATGCTGAATCAGATGCTCCTGGCAAGAGACATCAACGGAAGACGTATTTACTCTTCCAAGACCGAACTTGCCACTGCACTGAATGTTGGCAGTATCAATACTGCGGAGCAGTTTGAGGGTAAGACCAGAGCCACTTCCGACAGCAAAAAGAAGAAGCTGGTTGCCATTATCGCAAATCTGGCTGATTACTCCCTCGGTGCAACCAAGGGTGGAGAGGTTACTCACTTCACTCAGTTCGATATCGACTTTAACCAGGAGAAATCCCTGCTTGAGACCAGATGCTCTGGTGCTCTTACTCGTGTATACTCTGCAATCGCAATCGAAGAGGATGTAACAACTGCTTCTTCCGGTTCCGAGGATCACACAGTCTAAAGTCTTAAAGGAGAAAATTCAAAATGAGTAAATTTTACGGAGCAATCGGCTATTCCGTAACAGAGGAAATTCGACCTGGTGTCTGGGGAGAGAAGATTACAGTTCGTGACTACTACGGAGACGTTATTCGGAATACTCGACAGTATCAGAGTTCGGATAACCTCAACGACAATCTCAATGTGTCGAATGAGTTCAGCATCGTAGCCGATCCGTTTGCTTATGCGAATTTTCATTCGATGAGATTTATCGAGTATATGGGGGCTAAATGGAAAATTTCAAATGTTGAAGTTCAGTATCCTCGTTTAATATTGACCGTTGGAGGTGTTTACAATGAGCAGACGACTGAAACTGCATAATGCTTTATGCGACATCCTCTCGTGTCCAAACAAAGGACCGGAGTGTCGTGCTTATTTTCAACCACCGTCATCGGTAAAAATGAAATACCCCGCCATCGTTTACGCTCTCGACGATATCGAGAATACGTTTGCGAATGACGGGGTTTATTTGTCTGCGAGAAAGTATTCAGTAACAGTCATCGACAGCGATCCGGATAGTTCTCTCGTTGGCAAAGTAGCATCTATGCCGACAAGTCGATTCAATCGGCATTATACGAAAGACAACTTAAACCATGATGTCTTTGAAATATTCTTTTAAGGAGGACAAATTCTATGAAAAAGAAACTCGTTTGGGACAAGACTGGCGAGCGCCTGTATGAGACCGGTGTCAGCCAGGGCGTCCTTTACCCGATTCAGACCGGTGGCGTATATAACTCTGGTACCGCATGGAACGGTCTTAGCACCGTAACAGAGAGCCCGTCTGGAGCAGAACCTACTGCAATTTATGCAGACAACATCAAGTATCTGAACCTTATGTCTGCAGAGGAATTTGGCGGCACAATCGAAGCTTATATGGCACCGGATGAGTTCGCAGAGTGCGATGGTTCCAAAGAAATCGCCCCTGGAGTGTTTGCAGGACAGCAGAACCGTAAGATGTTCGGCTTATCTTACAAGACACTTCTCGGTAACGATGTTGATTCCAATGATTACGGCTATAAGCTTCATCTCGTTTATGGTTGCTTAGCTTCTCCTTCTGAGAAGGGTTATTCCACTGTAAATGACAGCCCGGAAGCTATTACCTTATCCTGGGAGTTCAGCACCACACCAGTCGAGATTGCAACCTTAATCGATGGAAAGAAGCTGAAGCCTACTTCTATTCTCACCTTCGATTCTACCAAGGTCGATGCTAAGAAACTGGCTGCTCTTGAAGAGATCCTGTATGGTAAAGATCCTTCTTCTGCCGAAGCAGACGATGGTGTTGAACCGAGACTTCCGCTTCCGGATGAAGTAATTAAGATTATGACCGCAGAAGGTTAAGAAAAAAATAATACACAAACCACAGATGGAGTCGTATTCAGGAAAGCTGGCGACTCCTTTTTATTTGAAAGGAGAACAAAATTATGTATGCAGTAACAAAGACTTATAAAGATTTTAATGGTGTTGAGCGCACCGAAACAAAGCTCTTCAACCTTACCGAAACAGAGGTTATGGAGATGGAATTGGGCACAGCTGGTGGAGTTGCTGAGATGCTTCAGCGCATCGTAGATGCAAAAGATCAGCCGACCATTATCAAGTTCTTTAAGGAATTTATCTTAAAGGCATACGGAGAGAAGAGTGCTGACGGCACATATTTCGAGAAGTCCGAAGAGATTTCCAGAAAGTTTGCCTGCACTCAGTTCTACAATCTTCTGTTTATGGAACTTGCTACAGATGACAGCAAAGCCGCTGAATTCGTAAACCATGTAATTCCGAAAGTTGTAGATATCAAGAAGCATTCGGAAAATCCGGAGATTGCTCCTGTGGTTGCCACCATGAACTAAAGAGGTGAGCTCGAATGCTTGAACTTACGATACCAAGAACTGATCTGTGGGATGAGCGGAATCAGCGATTTATCCCTGTAAAGGAACAGAAGTTGCGTTTGGAGCATTCGCTCGTTTCACTTTCAAAATGGGAAAGTAAATGGTGCAAAGTCTTCTTATCTAAAGAGCAGAAGACCTATGAAGAAACCATTGACTATATACGCTGTATGACACTCACACAGAATGTTGACCCGCTGGTCTATCGATGCATTACCAATTCTCACATTGATGCGGTAAACGCCTATATTGAAGAGCCTATGACGGCTTCGACTGTTAAGGAAGAAAAAGGTGGTCCAATAAACAGGCAGCAGATAACCAGTGAACTTATCTATTACTGGATGACCGCATATCATATTCCATTTGAGTGTCAGAAATGGCATTTGAATCGTTTGTTAATGCTTATCCGGATTTGCAATGCGGAAAATAAGCCCCCGAAGAAGAGAAGCAAACGAGATTTATACAGACATCATGCGGAAGTAAATGCCGCAAACAGAAAGAAATTTAATTCGAAAGGATAGTGATAAAAATGGCGAAATCAAGACAGGCCGTTGTTAATCTTGTCGAATCTTGGGATGGAAAGAAAGAATCGAACGGCTCACATAAAAGCATTATCGATTTATATAACGACTTCTTTGAGAAGATCTGCGCTGGCAAATTTCCTCGTGGCATTCGTATGCGCTATGACTGGGCTTGGTGCGCTTGCACCTGGTCTGCATTAGCGGCAGCTCTCCGATATGAGAGCATTATGCCTATGGAAATTTCCTGCTATTACCTCATTGAAGCGGCAAAGAAAATGGGATGTTGGCAGGAGAACGATGCTTATGTTCCGAGTCCTGGAGATGCGATTTTGTATGACTGGCAGGATAACGGATTCGGTGACAACTCTGGCAATCCGGATCATGTCGGTACCGTAATCGAGGTGCATAAGGAATCCGGTTACATGGTTATCGAAGAGGGCAACTACAGTAATGCGGTCAAGAAGAGAACGCTGTCTATTAACGGAAAATTTATCCGCGGCTTCATCACACCAAAGTACGACGACAATACTGTTGCCGCTCCTGGATTAAGCAAGGGTAAAGACATCAAAACCATCGCTCATGAGGTTATCGTTGGACTGTGGGGAAGCGGCGAGAATCGTAAGAAATTGCTTACTGAGTACGGATACAGCTACTCTGAAGTTCAGAACATGGTTAATCAGATTCTGAATGGATCGGCGGTAACACCGTCCAACACCAAACAGGATCAGAACCAGTCAGTTTCAAAGAAAGTGGTGGCTACCTGTTCTGCCAAGCAGTTTAACAAAACCTGTGCTGGTGAATATAAAACAACGGCAGTTCTTTATTGCCGTAATGATGCCGGAACCAATAAGAAAGCTATTTGTAAAATCCCGGCTGGCACTAAGGTTAAATGCTATGGCTACTACACAATGGCAAACGGAGTTAAGTGGCTGTACATCCAGTTTGTACTTGACGGTGTGCAGTATACTGGCTTCTCATCCAGTGCTTACTTAGCAAAGTAGGAGATTCATATGATCACGTTCAGACAAAAGGGTGATTTTTCTAAGCTGACTCGATTCTTAGAGCGAGCAAAGGAATCGGTTCGTCTCGGTGACCTCGATAAGTATGGTCGAGAGGGCGTAGCCGCCCTTGCGTCTGCAACACCAGTTGATACAGGACGGACAGCAAATTCGTGGCACTACAAGATCGAGCAGAAGCAAGGTTCCGTGTCAATCAGCTTTTATAACACAAATATTCAAAATGGAGTCCCTATTGCAGTCATTTTGCAGTACGGACACGCAACAAGAAACGGCGGCTGGGTACAGGGGCGAGACTACATCAATCCTGCTATCCAGCCTATTTTTGACAAAATTGCAGATGCGGCATGGAAGGAGGTTACTAAGCTATGAGTACAACCGTTGACGAACGTGTCGTCGAAATGCGGTTTGATAACAAACAGTTTGAGCAAAATATTCAGACCAGTTTATCAAGCCTCGATAAGTTGAAGAAGAGTCTTAACCTCGAAGGGGCAGCAAAAGGCTTAGAAACCGTAAACGATGCCGCAAATAAATGCAGTGGAAATATGTCACCGCTGAGTAATGCAGTTGAGACTGTACGAGTGCGATTTTCCGCATTGGAAGTAATGGCAATTACCGCTTTACAGAACATTACCAATTCTGCGCTTGCTGCTGGAAAAAATCTTGTCTCTGCTTTTACCATCGATCCGATTAAAACCGGTTTTGAGGAGTATGAGACCCAGATCAATGCCGTTCAGACAATCCTTGCGAATACATCTTCAAAAGGAACAACTCTTGACCAGGTAAATAATGCGTTAGATGAATTAAATCATTACGCAGATATGACCATTTACAATTTTACGGAGATGACCCGTAACATTGGTACGTTCACCGCGGCTGGCGTGGATCTGGACACATCTGTAGCAGCTATCAAGGGTATTGCGAACCTTGCAGCCGTATCAGGTTCCAACTCTCAGCAGGCAAGTACCGCTATGTATCAGCTTTCACAGGCATTAGCGGCAGGAACAGTAAAATTGCAGGACTGGAACTCAGTGGTAAACGCTGGTATGGGCGGTCAGGTATTCCAGGATGCGCTGAAAGAAACGGCTAAAGTTCATGGAATTGCCATTGACGAAATGATCAAAGATGAGGGCTCATTCAGAGAGACCCTTAGTAAAGGATGGCTTACCTCTGACATCTTGACTGAAACCTTGGCAAAATTTACAGGTGATCTCAACGAAGATCAGCTTCGGACCATAGGATATACCGATGATCAGATCAAATCCATTATGGAGATGGGTAAAACAGCGAACGATGCAGCAACAAAAGTAAAGACTTTTACTCAGCTGTTCGACACGTTGAAAGAGGCTGCCCAGTCAGGATGGACACAAAGCTGGGAAATTATCGTCGGCGACTTTGAAGAGGCAAAAGAATTACTTACTGAGGTGAGCGATACGTTCAGTGCCGTAATCAATGCTTCTGCCGATGCGAGAAATAAAATGCTTCAGGATTGGAAAGACCTTGGCGGTCGTACCATGATGATCGAAGCAGTAAAGAATGTTTTCGAGGGACTGGTTAGCGTTGCCAAGCCGGTTCGGGAGGCATTCAACGAAATCTTCCCGCCAATGACTGGAAAACAGTTAGCTGAAATCACAGAGCGTATCCGTGATCTGACAGCAAAATTCAAAATGGGGGAAGAAAGTTCAAAGAATCTGAAGAATACGTTTAAAGGCGTATTTGCAGTGCTTGATATCGTCGGACAAGCTTTCAAAGCTGTTGCCGGTGGTGTCGGCGAATTGATTGGTCTTTTCTTACCGGCTGGAAACGGAGTGTTATCACTTACTGGAAGTTTCGGTGAGTATCTTGTTAAGCTTGATGAAACGGTAAAGAAGACAGATGTCTTTGGCAAAGCAGTTTCGACTGTTGTTGATATCGTAAAGATAGCTATTACGTTTGTTAAAACTGCCGGAGAAAAAGTAAAAGAATTTGGAAAAACTGCCGGGGAGAAGTTTGATTTTCCTGGATTTGAATTATTCCACTCATTCCTTGAACGAGTACATGATCGTATGGCTCAGATTGGTGATGGTGCTGGAAAAATGAAGAGCGGAGTCATCGTTGCTTTCGAGATGATGGGAGAAGCACTTGAAAAATGTAAATTTCTCAAAGTTATGGAAGCATTGTGGACCGCCGTGAAAGTAATTGCTGGCGGTATTGCCGATGCAGTCGGAACTATGATGGGAACACTCGCTGAGAAACTCGGAAATGCAGATTTCAGCGGAGTTCTTGACATTCTTAACAGCATTGCTGTCGGTGGAATCGCAGTATCGATTTCCAAATTCTTAAAGAGTGTAACAGAACCGCTTGAGGGGTTGAATGGGGTTCTCGAAGGAGTAACTGGAATTCTTGACGGTGTTAGAGGTTGTTTTGAGGCATATCAGACAAATCTTAAAGCCGGAACGTTGCTTAAAATTGGAGCAGCAATCGCTTTGCTTGCGGGTTCTATCGTTGCGATTTCTCTGATCGATAGCGATAAACTGTCAGCTTCTCTTGGAGCTATCACGGTGCTCTTTGCTAATCTGCTCGGGGCGATGGCGATTTTCAATAAAATCAGCAGTGATACCGGAAAAGTATCTAAAGCATGTACAGCGATGATTGCCATGTCAGTTGCAGTATCTATTCTGGCAGGAGCTTTGAAGAAAGTTTCGGACCTTGATTGGGGTGAGCTTGCAAGAGGCTTGATTGGAATCGCTGGTCTTACGACTATTGTTGTTGCATCATCTAAAGCCATGGCAAGCGGTCAGAAGCAGGTTATGAAAGGCGCTACCAGCTTAATTATATTTGGAGCGGCTATCAAAATTCTGGCTTCAGCATGTAAGGACTTATCAAAATTACAGTGGGATGAACTCGGACGAGGTCTGACTGGTGTAGGAGTTCTATTTGGCGAGATTGCCGTATTCCTTAGAGTTGCAAAATTCAACGGAAAAATGATTAGCACCGCGACTGGAATTGTTATTCTGGCTGCGGCAATGAAAGTTCTGGCATCTGCTTGTAAAGACTTTGGTCAGATGGAGTGGAGCGAGATTGGAAAAGGATTAGCTGGAATTGGTGGATTACTTGCTGAACTTGCAGTCTTCACAAATTTGGCCGGAAATGCAAAACACGTAATGTCTACTGGCGTAGCTTTAACTGCTATTGGCGCTGCAATGAAAATCTTTGCTTCCGCTGTAAAAGATTTTGCTCAATTACAGTGGGATGAACTCGGCAGAGGTTTAACTGCTATGGGCGGCGCACTTGCAGAGGTAGCTATCGCTGTTAATCTGATGCCGAAAAATATGATTGGCATTGGAACGGGTCTTGTTATCGTCGGCGGAGCACTTGAAATTATTGCAAACTGTATGAGTAAATTCGGAGGTATGCAGTGGGAAGAAATCGGTAGAGGTCTTACTGTCATGGGTGGGGCTTTAGCTGAGCTGGCCATCAGTCTCAACTTTATGAAGGGTACACTTGGCGGATCGGCGGCATTATTGGTTGCATCCGCAGCCCTAGCTGTTCTTGCACCGGTGCTCAGTATATTGGGAGCATTATCGTGGGAAGCGATTGCGAAAGGACTTATTTCCATTGCAGGAGCATTCACGATTATCGGCGTAGCAGGCGCAGTTCTTACACCGTTGGTTCCGACCATTCTGGCGTTATCAGGAGCATTTGCGTTGATTGGCGTTGGGGTTCTTACAATCGGAGCTGGTTTACTTGCGGCCGGTACGGGACTTTCAGCACTCGCTATCGGATTCACAGCGCTGGCAACTGCCGGTGCCGCTGGAGCAACAGCAATCGTAGCAGCACTGACTGTTATCGTTACTGGTATCGCTAGCTTAATTCCGGCGGTCCTTACAAAAGTTGGAGAAGGGCTTATAGCAATCTGCAAAGTTATTGCTGCTGGAGCTCCGGCTATTGGCGAAGCCGTAAAATCAGTAATCTTAACTCTGATTGATGTTTTCGTATCCTGTGTACCACAACTGGCAGACGGAGCTTTGCGATTAGTGGTCGGTGTATTAGAAGCACTTGTTACTTACACGCCTCAAATCGTAGATCTAGCTTTCAAGTTTCTTATTGGAATTTTAGAGGGTATTGCTAGTAATCTGCCATCATTGATTAAAGCTGGAATCGATGTTCTTATGGCATTCTTTGCTGGTATTGTCGATGCGTTAAGCGGAATCGATACTGGGGCTTTACTGAAAGGAATTGCTGGAATCGGTCTGTTATCGGCTATTATGCTTGCTCTTAGTGCAACAGCGGCGCTTGTTCCTGGTGCCATGGTTGGAATTCTTGGAATGGGAGCAGTTGTCGCTGAAATGGCATTGGTGCTTGCAGCTGTCGGGCTCTTGTCGAAACTTCCGGGACTTTCTTGGCTTATTGGAGAAGGTGGAAAGCTTTTACAGGGTATCGGAACAGCAATCGGTCAGTTCGTTGGTGGAATTGTCGGCGGATTTATGAGCGGGGTTTCGAGTCAGTTCCCACAGATTGGGGCTGATTTATCCGCTTTTATGAATAATGTTCAGCCGTTCTTACAAGGAGCAAGTCAGATTCAGCCATCTATGATGGACGGGGTAAAGGCATTAGCCGAGACAGTGCTTATTTTGACGGCGGCTGATATTTTACAGGGATTGACTTCTTGGCTTACAGGAGGTTCGTCTTTGTCTAAGTTCGGAGAGGAACTTGTACCGTTTGGCGAGGCTATGCGAGATTTCTCGCTGGCTATCGGAAACATGGACGGAGAAATCGTGGCAAATGCAGCAACAGCTGGTAAAGCATTAGCTGAAATGGCAGCCATAATTCCAAATACTGGCGGATTAGTGTCGTTCTTCGCAGGAGAAAACGATATGACTGCCTTTGGAAAGCAGCTTGTACCATTCGGCGAAGCTATGAAACAGTTCGGGGACGCAATTACTGGACTCGACTCAAATGCCGTTACAGAAGCGGCGATCGCCGGTAAGGCCATGGCAGAGATGGCAACAACCATTCCGAATTCTGGTGGTGTTGTGGGATTCTTTGCTGGTGAAAACGATATGGGCGAGTTCGGAAAACAGCTTGTACCATTCGGTGAAGCCATGAAAGCCTTTGGTGACGCGGTCCGTGGATTGGAAGCAGATGCAATCGTCAATTCTGCAACAGCAGGTAAGGCTTTGGTCGAGCTTGCTGATACGGTTCCGAATACTGGTGGCGTCGTAGCATTCTTTACCGGAAACAACGATGTTAATACTTTCGGCGAAAAGCTTGTACCATTTGGTGAGGCTATGAAGGCATATTCCGAAGCTATTATGGGTATGGATTCTGCGGCTGTTACGAATTCGGCAACAGCTGGTAAAGCTCTTGTAGAACTTGCCAATACAATTCCGAATACCGGAGGACTTGTAAGCTGGTTTACCGGCGACAACGATCTTGGCAGTTTCGGTGACAGTCTGGTTCAGTTTGGAAGTGGAATTAAGAGTTATTCAGATTCTATTTCTGGAATTGATACCGGAATCATGTCGAGCGTAATCACACAGGTAAATCGCCTTGTTGAGATGGCTAAGGGAATGGCTGAGTTGGATACGAGTGGTATGAGCGGTTTCAGTACAGCACTTACACAGCTTGGAAATAACGGAATCGACAGCTTTATTAACGCATTTACAGATGCGAGCGGAAGAGTGACATCAACCGCAACATCTATGTTGACAACATTCATCAATGCTGCTAATGCGCAAAAGAGCAATATGACATCTACGTTTACGACCATGATGCAGGCTGTACTTACGACCCTTACAAACTATCAAACCCAGTTCAATACGGCTGGCTCTACATTGATGACGAAATTCATCACCGGAATCAAATCTCAGGACGGAAATACCAAAACCGCAATTACCAATATTATTAGCGGTTGTGTTACTGCTATAAACAACAAGCAAATCCAGTTCAATACAGCTGGTTCAAACCTCATGATCAAGCTCATTGCCGGAATCAAATCGAAAGATTACGAGACTAGAAATGCGTTTGTAAACATTTTAAGTTCGTGCCTTACAGCTATTGCGAACAAGTATCCGGAATTTCAAAATGCAGGAATGCAGTGCATGATTAAGTTCATTGCCGGCATTAAGGAAAAAGCCGAAGAGGTAAAAACTGCCTTCACTGGAAATCTTAATGCTTCTGTAACGGCTATCCGGGACTACCATGAACAGTTTAAACAGGCTGGTGCTTACCTGGTAGAGGGCTTTGCCGATGGAATCAGTGAGAACACATATCGTGCAGAAGCGAAAGCCAGAGCAATGGCAAGGGCTGCGGCAGAAGCAGCAGAAGATGAACTAGACGAGCATTCACCTTCCAGAGTCGGATACCATATCGGTGACTTCTTTGGATTGGGGTTTGTCAATGCAATCGGAACCTATGCAGTAAAGGCATATAACGCAAGTGCGGACATGGCTAAATCAGCCAAAACAGGTCTTGGAAACGCAATCGCAAAGGTAAAGGACATGATCGACAACGGTGTTGATACTCAGCCTACGATTCGACCGATTCTGGATCTGTCAGACGTTGAGGAGAAGAGTCATCGACTGAATACACTGTTCAGTAGATCACAGGCATTGACGGTTAGCACAGGAATTGCAGCATCTCGTGGACAGGATCTTCAAAATGAAGATACCAATCCGAATACAGGAAACTCTTATAACTTTACACAGAATAACTATTCGCCTAAGGCACTGTCGAGAACAGAGATTTATCGGCAGACGAAGAATCAGTTCTCGGCGATGGAAAGGATGGTGGAAACTTGATTCGAGCAGTCACGTTTACAAACTATCTTGGCGATAGTATCCGACTTGATTTGGCGAGACCGGAGGAATCCGGTTTCATCATCAAGTCTGTAACTGGCTTGGGACCAGGAAAAGCGAACATCAATACGACAGAAATTGCTACAAACGATGGAAGCCTGTTCAATTCCTCAAGGATGCCAAGCCGAAACATTGTTATTTCTCTTGCGTATATGTGGAAGGATTCCATTGAAGACGTAAGACAGCTTTCATACAAGTATTTTCCTATTAAAAAGAAACTTACCATGCTTATCGAAACCGATAACAGGCAGGCAGAGATTGAAGGATACGTCGAATCAAACGATCCAACAATATTTAGTAAAGACGAGGGTTCGGATATCTCAATCGTGTGTCCGAATCCTTTCTTTTATTCTGCCGGAAAGGACGGACTCAATACGACCATCTTCTATGGCGTAGAGGCACTGTTTGAGTTTCCTTTCAGTAACGAATCTCTTCAGGACCCGTTGCTGGAAATGGGAGAAATCAAAAATGAAACAGAGCAGGTGGTTGCATATAATGGCGACGCTGAAATCGGTGTAACTATTACGATTCATGCAATCGGTGAAGTCAGCAATATCACAATCTATAATACCGGTACTCGTGAAGTGATGCGGATCGATACCGATAAATTGGAGAAATTCACTGGCTCTGGAATTATAGCAGGTGACGAAATTATCATCTGCACCGTAAAAGGAAACAAGTCGATTACGCTTCTTAGGAATGGAAAGACTACAAACATCTTGAACTGTCTGGATAAAAATGCAGATTGGTTCCAGCTTGCGAAGGGCGACAACATATTTGCTTATACAGCTGAGTACGGAAGTACAAACTTACAGTTTAAGATTGAGAACCGTATTGTCTACGAGGGGGTATAAGCACTATGGATGTGACGATTTTAAACACTGACCTGGATGCTGTCGCTATCGTGGATACGTACGAGTCGTTCATTTGGACCGATCGGTATTATGCCTATGGTGACTTTGAGCTGTATGAAGCAATGCGAGATGGTCTTCTTGATTATATCAAACAGGACTACTATTTGCAGAGCAAGGAATCTGAACATGTGATGATCGTAGAAAAAATTCAGATTACTTCCGATACCGAAGACGGTAACCATGTAACGGTTACTGGACGCTCATTAGAATCTATCCTCGATAGGCGAATCGTCTGGGGACAGAAGCTATTAAGCGGAAATCTTCAAAATGGAATTAAAACATTGCTCAATGAGAATGTAATTTCTCCGTCAGACAGTAATCGAAAAATTTCAAACTTTATTTTCAAAGAATCAACCGACTCGGCAATCACAAAGTTGAAACTGGAAGCTCAGTATACAGGCGATAATCTGTACGATGTCATTCAGAAAATTTGCGAGGAGCAAGGTATCGGTTTCAAGATTACTCTGAATGATGAAAAGCAGTTTGTCTTTGAGCTGTATGCCGGTTCCGACAGGTCATACGATCAGACAGAGAATCCATATGTTATATTCTCTCCGAAATTTGAGAATATCATCAACAGTAACTATATCGAATCTAAAGCTTCGTTGAAAACCGTGACTTTGGTTGGCGGAGAAGGCGAGGGTGCTGGACGAAGATATACTACAGTTGGCGGTGGTTCTGGTTTGAATCGTAGGGAACTGTTTACGGACGCTCGTGACATCTCTTCAAATGTTGGAAGCGATGACGCGTTGACCGACGCTGAGTATATGGCTCAGTTGCAGCAAAGAGGAAAAGAAAAACTTGCAGAAAATGTGAGCATTACCTCGTTTGAGGGAGAAACAGAAACAACCATCATGTTCCAGTATGGAAAAGATTTCTTTAACGGGGACATTGTACAGATTGCGAACGAATACGGACACGAGACAAAAGCTCGTATTCTTGAAATTGTTCGCTCAGAAGATAAGGACGGTTATTCCGTCTATCCGACTTTTAAGACTATAGAACAGGAAGGAGCGTGATGAAGAAGTGAGTGTAACATTTGGATTTTATAATTCAAAAGAAGGAGATCGGCGCTACGATGCTATTCAGATGTCCAGTATTTTCGATGGAATCATTCAGGACGGAATCTTGCAGCATGTCGGAACTGCAATGGTTGTAAAAGAATCGGAAGCAATGATTATCAACGTTGGTATCGGACGAGCCTGGTTCAATCACACTTGGACGCTGAATGACGCTCTGTTACCGTTAGTAGTTCCACAGTCCGAGATTCTGCTGAACCGATATGATGCCGTTGTACTTGAAGTGGATTCGAGAGAGGCCGTCAGAGCAAATGACATCAAAATCATTAAAGGAACCCCAGCATCGAATCCAATGAAACCTACGATGGTGAAGACAAATGATCGCTGGCAATATCCACTGGCGTATATTTATGTCGGCGCCGGAGTCACTTCTATTCGACAGGCAAATATCACGAACTGCGTTGGAACTTCAGAGTGTCCATTCGTAACGGCCCCATTGGACAAGGTCGAAATCGATGATTTGATTGCTCAATGGCAGGACCAGTGGAAAGAGTTCTACGAAAAGCAGACTACTGATATGGAAGAAACAAATAAGTTTTGGAAAGAGCAGTGGTCTACCTGGTTTCTGGCACAGACTGAGGAGATTCAGTCGGCATATTTGACATGGGAAGCTCAGTGGAATATTTGGTACTCGGAGCATACAGCAGATATGGAAGCCACAAGTACCTATTGGAAAGAAAAATGGGAGGCGTGGTTCAACGAATACACAAGCATCAATACTGCGGAAATGGCTGACTGGAAACAGAAGTCAGAAACAGAATTTCGAGAATGGTTTGATCAGTTACAGGCACTGTTAGATAGCAATACGGCGGCAAGCCTTGCTAAGAAGCTGCTGGAGTTGCAGGAGCAGGTAGACGTTCTCAATCAGTTCAGTTCCAACCTTGAAAACGAATACACGGTATATCAGAAGCTTTACGACAATGGATACCGTACTTACGGAGACGTGCTCGATTCTTCGGACGCACCCATTACTGACAGCAATTTGGATACGGTCATTGGACGTACATATTCCAGTGATCTTCTCCGTGACAGCAATGGTGATGTTATCGAAGGTCGGGCTATTTTTGTCATCAAATAAAGGAGGATTCATTAAATGAAAATCACAGACTACGAAAAGGTCCAGGAGTTAGCAGCAAGTAATATTTTCCTGCTTGACGGACCTAACGGGACAAAGACCATCGCGGCAGATGCTTTAGCAAAGGCGCTAATCGGTCTTTTAAGTTCCAAAGATTTTATCGGAGGAGTAAATCTTTCCGAACTCACCCAGATCAACAAGCTGGTAACCGGTAACAAATTACTCGTCGGGACTACGGATGGAAACAAGGCTATCGCTGCTGAAGATGCACTCTTTGCTATGTTAGATAGCTTTGCTCCAGTGGAGCTTCGCCGAGTTATCTTCAGAGGTAAGAATCTCGGAACAGCTCTGACAGCGGTACAGAAAGCGGCTATTAAGGACGGTTCCTTTAAAGGAATGTTCCTTGGCGATTATTGGAGTATCGGAGGCCGTATCTGGCGTATCGTTGATATGGATTACTGGTACAACTGCGGTGACACTGCATTTACCAGCCATCATCTTGTGATCATGCCGGATGAAGCACTTTACAATGCACAGATGAATACTACCAATATTACAACTGGTGGATACGTTGGTTCTGAGATGTATAAAAATAATCTGGCGAACGCAAAGACAATCGTCAATGCAGCTTTCCAGGGTTCTGTTCTTACTCACAGAGAACATTTATGTAATGCAGTTACTAATGGAAAACAGTCTGGAGGAGCATGGTTTGATTCCAGCATTGAACTTCCTAGTGAAATTATGATGTATGGCCATATTCATTTCGGCAATGCATCTGATGGAAATACGATTCCGAATATTTACACCCCTAGCAAAACTCAGCTGGCACTGTTTATGGTATGCCCGAGATTCATCGTAAACAGATCTTACAACCAGTGGTTAAGAGACGTCGTTTCTTCGGCTGACTTTGCCCGTGTGGACGACCGTGGCGATGCGCACTACTACGGCGCTTCGGGCTCTTATGGGGTTCGTCCGGTCTTCCCGGTTGGTTAATTAAAATCGCGGGGCCTTGTGCCCCGTTTATATTTTTGAAAGGAGCTTTTAATCATGGAAGAGAAAATCTATAAAATTACCCTCGGTGATGGAAGTGAGATTTCCAATCTTAAGCTGAACGGAAACAATTTCATTTCTACAGAAAAGATTGAGGAATCTGTATTTGCAGATAACTGCTCTCCGGTTACTATCAGCGACGGAACAACTGAGACTGTTCATCCGAACATGGAACTGGTTCAGATCGTTGAGCAGATTCCCGGGGAATACTGGTTTGTCCTTAGAGATATTTCTGAGGAGGAATTTGCCAGAATCAAAATGCAGTCTGACATCGCCTACATTGCAATGATGTCCAATGTAGAGCTTTAAGAAGGAGGATCACCATGGAACATAGCAAGAATTACAGTAAAGTAAAGCTTTGGTACCGCATGAAAATGTGGAATGAGACCAAGGTTCGTAATGCGGTGAAGATGGGCTGGATCACCAAAGAGGAGTTCGCTGAGATCACCGGTAAAGATTACGAATGAGCGTTCTGTTAGGCGACAGGAAAGAGTCAAAATTCGAAGCGATTACGTACTCGATCGAGTTGCATGATATGCTGATACTCCTTATGCAGAGGGGATTTGGTGTTAAGGATGTGGACAGCTTTGTTCGGAAGAAGTATGCGTATGGAGAAATTTCGGAAGAAAACTTTGCTAAGTACAGGGAACTGATGCGGAGTTTCAAATCGAAAGTAAACCAGTGTGCTTCCTTGATAACGAGCAATGTTAGAGCGGCAAACACCATTTACCCACGGACAATGCACGAGTACGAGACCAGGAGAGATTACCAGAATGCGGCCATTGTAAATTGCGAGCAGCTCATCAACGAGTTGCAGCGGGTTGTTGAAATATTCGATGTAGATCTGAATGTGTACAACCGGTATGTTAAAGCTATCGACCGAGAAATCGGATTGATAAAAAGGTGGCGTCAAAGAGACATGGCGATTAAGTCGCGGTTAGAAAAAGGGTAACATCTAAAAAATTGCGTCGTTTCTTCGGCTAACTTTGCCAATGTGAACAACAATGGCAATACGAACTACAACAACGCTTCGAACTCTAATGGAGTTCGTCCGGATTCTTCGATTAACCAACGAAGAAGGAGATGCTATCTGTTCCGCAAGGATAAATAATAAAGCCTAATACAATTTACTACGGTAAGTATTGTTATAACGGTGAATAGGTTATGAACTACGAGGAGATTGTCTGTGACGCCAATAACTTGTATAGGGCTTATAAGGTCTCTGTGAAAAGCAGCAAGTGGAAAGAATCGACGCAAAAATTCATGATGAATTTCCTGCGGTATATATTTGAAATCCAAGACGATCTAATAAATCGGACACTTCAAAATGGACCGACACAGGAATTCGAGCTGCACGAAAGAGGCCGAATAAGACCTATTACAAGCATTCAAATCCGCGATCGCATTGTCCGACATTCTCTGTGCGATGAGGTTTTACTTCCAGAAGTTAGAAAACATATCATTTATGATAACTGCGCATCTATCAAGGGGCGCGGAATTTCACAACAGAGAAAACGATTCGAAATCCATCTCCACAAATACTACCAATTATACGGAAATGACGGTTATATTCTATTCGGTGACTTTTCAAAGTTCTATGACAATATTATCCATGAGATTGCTAAACGAGAATTGTTGAAGCTGTTCAATGACGATGAGTTTATTGACTGGCTTTTAACGTTGATATTTAAGGGTTTCCAGATCGATGTTTCGTATATGTCTGACGAGGAATACGAGACCTGTATGATCGATACCTTCAATAAACTGGAGTATCGGAATATTCCAAAAGAGAAGCTCACTGGCGAAAAGTGGATGGAGAAGTCCGTCAATATTGGGGATCAACTTTCACAAGTCATTGGAATTTATTATCCATATCCGATTGACAATTACGTCAAGTATGTGCGTCAGCAGAAATTTTATGGAAGGTATATGGACGATTGGTACATCATGAATCCCAGTAAAGAAGAGCTTGAAAACTTGCTCGAAAACGTCTGTAAAATAGCAGCCGAACTTGGAATCCATATCAATCGTAAGAAAACCAGAATCGTTAAGATTTCGAGCAAATACAAATTCTTGCAAATCAAGTACACACTTACGGATACAGGTAAAGTCATCAAACGAATAAACCCGGATCGAGTTACCGCAATGCGTAGAAAACTCAAGAAACTTGCCGTTAAGGTTGAAAATGAAGAAGCGGATTACGACAATGTCGAAAATATGTTTCGCGGTTGGATGGGAGGACATTATAAACTCTTATCCAGAGAACAACGAAAGAATTTAATACAGCTTTACGAAGACCTATTTAGTAAGGAAATCACAATAGTCAACAAGAAGCTGATTGTTTCTGATAGGTCTGCATGATTGCACATAAAGAAGGAGGAAAACGATGGAACCATGGTTTCAGGTTGTACTTACGATCTTTAGCTCAGTTCTTGCATCTTCTGGGCTGTGGGCCTATTTGCAAAAGAAAAGCGAGCAAAAAGATGTAAAAACAGAGATGCTTATTGGATTGGCACATGACAGGATCATGTATCTTGGAATGTCGTATATTGACCGTGGGTGTGTAACCCAGGATGAATATGAGAATCTGAGAGTGTATCTCTATGAACCCTACGAACGTATTGGCGGGAACGGTTCAGCGAAGCGAATTATGCAGGAGGTGGACAAACTCCCGATTCATAAATTTATAGAGAAGGAGGAAGAGCACAATGAGCATGAGTAACAAGACATACGACATCCTTAAGTGGATTGCTATGTATCTGCTTCCGGCTGCTGGTACATTATACTTTGCACTGGCCGGAATCTGGAGTCTCCCGTATGGAGAGCAGGTGGTCGGAACCATCACTGCGGTTGATACTTTCCTTGGTGTTATCCTTGGAATCAGTACATCCCAGTACAACAAGACTGCTGATAAAGAAAAATAATGAAAGTGTCATGGAGGACTAAACATTATGGCGAATCTGAATGTAAACAAAGTCATTTATGGGGGGGATGTCCTTATCGATCTTACTGGCGATTCCGTCAGTGCAGATAAGATCCTCAAAGGTATTACTGCTCACGATAAGAGCGGTGCAAAGATCACAGGTACCTGTACTTTCGACAGCGATACTTCCGAGGATACTGCGGCTGTCGCAGAGATTCTCGTAGGAAAGACTGCGCACGCCCGTGGAAGTAAACTTACAGGTACTATGAAGAACAACGGTGCGGTTAAAGGAACCATCTCAACGGTTGCTGGAGAATATACAGTACCGCAAGGCTATCATGACGGTTCTGGTAAGGTGTCTATTGATGCCACTGAACAGGCAAAGCTTATTGCTACTAACATTCGTGAGGGTGTGACGATTCTTGGCGTTGAAGGTGCTATGTCTGGTTCTGAAGATATGAAGCCGCAGAGCAAGGAGGTAACACCGTCCAAAGAAGCTCAGACGATTATGCCGGATGAAGAGTACAACTGCTTATCTCAGGTTACAGTTAAGGCAATCCCGTATGTAGAAACCGACAACTCTGCCGGAGGGAAGACTGTTACGATCGGATAAGGAGGTTTTGTCAAATGGCTGCGAATAAAGTCGTATTCGGCAATAAAGTTTTGATCGACCTTACCGGCGATACTGTTACGGAAGAAGCTTTGTTGAAGGGCTATACCGCACACAAAGCAGATGGTACAATTATTACCGGAACGGCTTTCGCAGGATATCCTAACGAGTTCGTGTTCTTAGATAACATCGAAGACTCAAGCGGAAACCCAATCAAAGACAGTTCCGGTAAAACAATTCAGGGACAAACCATCTATCGTAAAGCCCGCAACTCGGTTCTTTTGGATTCTACGGGTGATGTGATTGAAGACGGTTTTGAATAGTAGATAGAAGTGGTTAAGTTTGTGTGGGTGTCGTTTATTTCTCGATTATTCCTACATTTGAACCCTCTAGGTACTATAAATGCTGGATAGTTTGTTTCTAATATAGAAACTTGTTAGGTGGCTTATACCGAGAAAATCCGGTAAAATCAAGGAATTATGAAGCGGTTAAGAGTAGTAAAAAGTGGGAAAATGTAGGTAATTCATACATTATTCCTGCACTACTCCTATACCGCTATTCCTATATTTGAGCGTCAAATACAAGTCATTTTATTTTTTCTATTTCAGTTCTTAGCCATTCAAATTCTCTGGCTGTATACACCTTTTCGGTGATATCTGAAATCTTATGTCCGACCATATATTTGATAGCGTATTCATCGACTTTAGCATCTTTGCATTTGGTTACGAAATGCTTTCTGCCGTCGTGAGGTCTATGATCCGGGTTGAGTTTAAGCTCGTCCCGAATGCGATTGAATATTTTGCTATACCGATTGTATGTCAACTTGGTATTCTTACCGCGGCGATCTTCATCTGTATAATTGAAAAGATATTTGCTCCCAAGTTGATCAGCCTCTTCGTATGATTTGGAAACCAAGTCCCTTATCCGAGGATGAATCGGTACAACTCTGTTTTCACCAGAATCGGTTTTAATTCCACCTTTAAATGTCCAGTTCGATAAATCAACATCTGCTAATTCTATCAGACCTAACTCCTGGGGTCTCCATCCAGAATAGCATTGAATAATCATGAACTCAATCCCATATTTATGTCCGAGATTCTTCCACAGAAGAGCCATCTCATCATCAGAGAATGGAATGTGTTCTTTCTTGACAGTCTGTATTTCTTTAATGGTATCGTCTGTAAGCTTGAATGTTCTCGAATAGTTCCGATCTACAAGTTCGTATTCAATAGCATAGTCGAGCATCTGATTGAAGAGCGTCTTTATCTTATTCTTCATTGATGCGCTTGGTGTCTGCTCTTGGCCTCTTACGGTAGCAACACCTTCTTCCATGCAGCCTTTTATGTGCCTTGCTCGAACATCCATGACTCGCATATCGTAAACAGCAGAGCAGTATTGCCAAGCCGATGTAGTAGCTCTGGCGCTGTCGTCGCTCTTCAGAGTCTTGAAATATTCCGGTGTCCATTTGTCGTACAGTTCCTTGACTGTGATAGACGGTTCCAGGTCATACGGATTCTTATTAAATTCCACAAGAGCTGTGTATGCATCATTGTATGTTGGAAAGTATGACTCTGGTTTCAACGGCTTACATATTGGTTTGCCATTCTTGTCCTTTCCAACCGTAACCATTGCACGGAAAGGGTTCCTTAAATTTCTACCTTTAATCTCACTTATTTGACCGAAACCGTTTGGAAGCCGCCTGCGCTTATTTGGTTTACGAGACGATTTGGGCTTTGCGTCTGGTTTCAGTGGGTATCCACAATGCGGACAGGTATTTGCTTTATCGCTTACCTGTAAGTCGCACTCCGGGCATTGTATCAGCATATTAAATCCCTCCTCATGATAATGAACCGAGATTTTATGTTGGATTGTTGATTTATCGTTAGTAATCATATATCATAGTGTAGGAGTTGTCAACTCCTACACTAAATTTTTATATTTTAACCTAGGATAGAAAGGGTTAGGTATATGATCAGTAACAATACATCAACCTGCCAGGACTGCGGTGGAAAATTGAAATACTATGACAAAGTTAGAAGAATTGTACGGACGAAAGGTCGTGTGAGCAAATGGGTGAATGTTCCGAGGTATCAATGCTCCGAATGCGGATGTATACATCGATATCTCCCAGATTATATTTACCCATACAAGCAATACGAATCGGAAATAATAGCCGGTGTTATAGAGGGACTGATCACTTGCGAGACTTTTGGATATGAAGATTATCCATGTGAGATGACTATGATACGTTGGAAGGCGCATAAATCGCAACTGCTTTTATGAATAGAATACATATTTACGGAGGTGCGATATGAGTGTAGAAGAAAGACATCTGCTGAATAAAATTCGATTTTTCGAGGATATGCTTTTGAGAAGTAAGGATTATCGTCAGCAGGAAAACATCGGAAAGGAATTGACTGTAATGCGTATTCGGTTACAGAAACTACGGTTTAACAAAATGAGAACAGGGGCTTAGCAAAGCCTCTTTCTTTTTGCTCATATCCACCGAGGTTGTTTTTACTAAATGCCGTTCCTAACCTAGAATAGCCGTTGAAAGGAGGTAGCAGTCAATGAATGAAAATGAATTTGCAACTGGCTCGGTTCCGGTAATGGTTGCGGCACGAATTTACGGCAAAGACGCGTCATGGGTTAGGGCCGGTATTATATCTGGATGGTTGCCAATCGGAAAAGCCACAAGGAATGGTCAGTTAGTGACAAAAATTGAGGACATGAATTCTAAGTACGGACGTATCAATTTTTATATTTCACCGAAGCGCTTGTACGAGGAGACTGGTTATGTGTGGAAAGGGGAGAAGCGCTAATGGGAACAACAATACGTCCGGAGCTATCTGAAAAGAATCCTTATTGGATAGAAAAGCACCGTTACTACGAGTTGAAGCATTTTTGTCTTCAGTATCCAATCTGGAGAAAAGCTTATTCGCTTCTTGATGGGTACGCTAATCCGCCGAAAGATTTGGCATCGTTCGTAGTAACCAGTACACTTGGTGATCCAACTGCAAAATGTGCCATGGCTAAGACATATTATTCTGAGCGAACAGATATGGTTGAGAGGGTCGCAGAGCAGACTGATCGAGAACTGGCGGAGTATATTTTAAAAGCTGTAACAGAGGGATGGTCTTATGACATTCTCAAAGCTAGATTAGAAATTCCATGCTGCAAGGATGTTTATTACGAATTGTACAGGCGATTTTTCTGGTTACTTAACAAGGAGCGGAAGTGATATGAAGATTGTTGATAGAGCTGTGAAGAAGGTATACCGGTTTAACTGTCCGAACTGCCAGAGCAGACTTGAGGGTGAGAGCAAGGAATTTGAGGATATCGGCGGGAAGATTAGCAAATTCTTTTGCCCGGTATGTAAGAAGGACCGTTATATTACATGGTCTGATCTTCGGAAGAAAACGGTGTACGAGGGTGAGAACACGCAGTAATTACAACTCCCTTTATGAAAGGAGAGTGTCATTATGAGTAGAATTAAAGAGTGGTTTTTAACCCATATCGATGAGTTTTCGGATGAAGAATTATTGAAAGAGGGATATAGCCAAGAAGAAATTGATTTTCTTAAAAGACGAGACATTAAAAATGAGAAGGAGTCCTAACAAGGGCTCTTTTCTTTTTATCCTAGGTTAGATACAGTACGTAGGTTACCGTGAAACATGTTATTTTGATATTTGAAAAATTGCCTGGTGGTATTTTTCAGAAAACATTTTGGAAGGAGGAGCAGAAGTGAGCTTGATGATTGGATTACTGATCGGAATAATGGTTGGAGTGTTATTGTCTCGATTTATATTTAGGGAAAAACCGGTGGGTTCGCTTAGGGTCGATGAATCAGATCCAGATAGCGGACCTTATTTATTTCTCGAATTAGATCGGTCTGGCGTGGATGCAATTTATAAGCAGCGTTACGTACGTTTGCGAGTAGAGCTTAAAAATTATATTTCGCACAAATAACACTCTCTATTATGGAATGAAACCTAATAATTATTTGAAAGGAGAACGAAATGGAAGAGAAAAACATCGATGAATTATTAAGTGAGGAGATTGCAGCACAGATTAAGGCTTTATCTGATTTGCAGTCCGGAACCAAAGAAAAATCAACAGCGATTGACGATTTGACGAAGCTTTACAAGCTGAGAATCGAAGAAAACAAGAGCGTGTGGGATGCTGATGAGAAGTACAATCGGCGTATTATGGACGAAGAGTCTGTTACGAAAGATGGTGACTTCAAAGAGCGGCAGATCGCAGAGCAGGTTAAGGATCGATATTTCAGAGTTGGTATTGCAGCGGCAGAATTATTGATTCCGTTGATGTGTTATGGCATCTGGATGAATAAAGGATTTAAGTTTGAAGAAACTGGAACCTTCACATCTTCAACATTCAAAGGGTTAATCAACCGTTTTAGACCTACGAAGAAGTAGAGAGGAAATTCTGAAACGTTGGGGACGTGTGTAATGCATGTCCTCTTCGTTTTTCTCGTGAAAAATGCAAGGGCTATTATGAGAGAATAAAGCTTTATCTCTTGAACTACAGACAACAGCTTGTATACTATTATGTATAGGAGCTGGACAGTACGAAAGGAGATATTTAGCTATGAGTATTTTTAACGAGGAGCAAATTAAAGCAATGCTCAGCAGAGAGTATATCTGTCATGAGTGTGGGCATTTAATGGAGTTCGAGGATGAGTGGGAAGATACACTGGTGTGTCCCCACTGCGGCCACAGTATAGATTTAGATGATTACGGTCGTGAAGGCAATGAAGAATATGAGAACTTATACCCAACCAGAGAAGAAGTATTGGGCATTGCAAATGATGATTCCGAGGAAGATTCAGACGATTAAAAACATAAGCTAAGTAGGAGAGGGTCTTAGAGAAATCTAAGGCTCTTTTCTTTTTGCTATGAGGAGATAGAAATGCGGTACCATTATCAAAAGCCAGACATCTATTTGTCGATGTACGGTGAACTTTATATTTGCAATCATCCTGTGTATGATCGATGCACTTTATTTACGATAGGGGATAAAGGTCTGGCGGTGATTCAGCAGCGATTTAATGCGGATACAAAAAGTACATATTGGACAGAGGTCGATTCGTGGCTGACAGACTCTTTATATTTACATCCAAAATTCAAGGAATATTTCGACAGTCGATCCGGAGAGTGTACGGACGGATTATATCCAACCGTCACTATAAGACAAATAATGTGGGCATTAAAAATGAAACCAATCCAACGTCAGCGATGGGAAACTTGTTTTGACAGGCGAGATATTTAGCGATTTTTACAATTCCTTTTATGAAAAACCGAAGCTTTGAAAGGAGTAAAAGGAGCATGGATGAAATGAGAATAGTATCGAAATTCACGAGAGGAATCATTTCCAAAGCAATAAAGATGGTAATACGTAAGAAAACGGGATACAACGTTGATATTCAGTTGAACGAGGCTATTACTACTATAAACGATGGAAAGACTCATCTTCACCTGGATGTAGATGCAGAACTCGATAAAGATGAGCTGATGAGTATCTTAAAGAGCATTGGTTTAAATTAACAGAGAGGGGCGCATACAACGCCTCTTTCCTTTTACTTCGCAAAATTTACAAGGCATATTATGAGAGAAACAACGGCAGTGAAGTTTGAAGACCCTGAAGAGGGAACTAATCGGGAAGAAAATAATAGTGAAAGCTATGAACGAGGCTAGATCTGAAAAGATGAACTCAATCGAAAGATTGACCATGAGCCGGAGGGAAATATCGGCGTCGTGTTTCTCGTACTATTTTTTTTCGCAAAATTTACAAGGCATATTATGAGAGACAGTAGCTCAGTTGGGAGAGCGCGAGACGATTAAAGTCCCGAAGTCGATGGTTCGAGTCCATCCTGTTTCTCTTTTATTTTTGCAGAAAGGAGAGAACGGATGTCTATCGAACAACTTGACTTATTGTTATGCGATACGTATCAGATGGATGCGTGGTTTCCACTCGGTTGGAAATGGAAGAAAGAGCTTGAAAAATCGAGCTATTCGGTATGGGCTATTGATGAGTTGAAAAGATACATCGTCGGTAGACTTTATCCAAAGAAATCTGGATCGGTTGAAGATTTCATCACATTTGTTGGCGACTTCCGGCGAATGATGAATCAGTTTTCAAAAATCAATCCGGATAACAATTTTATGTTTTCAGTAGCAGCGGACATATCCACAGATGTCCTGGATTTATTACATGCTATGAAATAAAAACGAAAGGAGAACATGATGAAGAAACCAAATCCTCAAAGACTCGCTCAGGGGTCGAAAATCTATCTGAGAAAAGCATCACCGATAATATTGTCTGGTCTTGGTGCGGCTGGCGTTATCGTAACATCGGTATTAGCTGTACGTGCGACGCCAAAAGCTCTTCGTAAAATCAGAGCTGATAGTAAGGCAAATCACAAAGGTGATCCAGAGGCTTATAGCAAACTTGAAGCTGTTAAATCGGCATGGGTCTGCTATATTCCGGCAGCAATTAGCGGTACGGCAACGATATTCTGCATCTTCGGTGCCAATGTGTTGAGTAAACGCCAACAGGCAGTACTTACCAGCGCTTATGCGTTGCTGAATGATTCTTATAACAACTATAAGGATAAGCTAAGGGAATTGTACGGCGAAGAGGCTCATCAGAAAATTATTGATGCTATTGCCGCAGAAAAGGCTAAGGACGTGTATATTACTTCAACTGGATTAGTTAGAAACAGTTCACTTGATTTTGATGAGCATGATCCGAATGACGAAAGGTTATTCTACGATGCCTATTCCAATCGATATTTCGAAAGTTCCATCAACAGAGTTATTCAGGCGGAATATCATTTGAACCGTGATTTTGTCATCAGCGGATATTTACCGGCGAATCATTTTTATCAACTGCTTGGTCTTGAGCCTTTAGAAGGAGGAGATACGGTTGGATGGAGTATTGATACAGGAATATACTGGATCGATTTTAACCATTCCAAAGTAACACTGGATGATGGACTTGAAGTATTGGTTATCGATATGGATTGGGTTCCGGATGCCGGCTGGGATTCTGAATAAATCTGGTCATTCGCAGAAATTACAAGCTGTATTATGAAAGGAGAGTGTCATTATGAGCAATAAAAGTAAATGGATTAAGGCTATTGGAGTAGCAGCAACCGTGATTGGTGTAGGCGTAAACCTTATTACCGATTGGGTGAATGAACAGAAAATGGACGAGAAAATTGAAGAAAAGGTCAGTGAAGCACTTGCCCGGAGAGACAAAGATGAAGCGGAGGAGTCCTAACAAGGCTCTTTCGCTTTTTCTTTTGGAGGAGACAAATGGAATCGCCGACTGAAAGAGCCATTTATACTGTACGTTATGCTATCGCAACAA